GGTAATCCTAAAGACTTAGGACTATTGAACAAGGTAACGCCGTATATGATTTGGAAAGAGGTATTCGGGTCGTGGTCAATGCACGCCGATTTATTTGGTCAACCTTTAAGAATTGGTAAAACAGATATTTCCGATCCTGACATGAAGCAGAATATGTTGGATATGTTAGCTCAATTAAATCAAGGGGCTTATGCTGCAATTGATTTAGAAGATATAGTTGAATTACTTCAAGAACAGAAAGGTGATCCATATAAGATTTACGAAGCATTAATACAACAATGTGATAGTGCAATAAGTAAACTTATCTTAGGTGGTACGATGGTAACAGATGATGGTTCGAGCCGTTCACAATCTGAAGTACATGAGCGTACAATGGGCGGTCTAATTTACGGTGATAAGATAGATATTCAAACAGTAGTTAATGATAAGTTAATACCTAGAATGAAAATTTTAGGCATATTACCCGACGGTGATTATACAGGTGCGTGGAATATGGACGAAACATTAACAATTCAAGAATGGGCTGATGTGTTTCAAAAGCTAAGTCTGGCAGGTTATAAGGTTCCTGAAGAAGAAGTTCAGAAGAAGATGAATATTGAAATTGAAGAAATGCGAGAACCTACTGAGATGAAAAATGTAATGAATTTATATAAAGATTTTCTATAATGGCACGAACATACGAAGTTATAAAAACGGCAATGGTGACCGCTAAGAATACATTTACTTCATTAGCCGGTTTGACCTCAACAAGTGCGACTGCTATATGGAATAATATATTTAACGTAACAGCGTTAAGCATAAAAGTACATGAGGACTTATGGGATATTGCACAAGATGAGATTGAAGAACGAGCTGAAGAAATACAGCCCGGCATATTACAATGGTATGCAGCCGAGAGTTTAGAGTTTCAATACGGTTATGATTTAGTTTTTAATCGTACCACTAAATTAATAGGATACGAAGTTGAAGATACCGCAGCGCAAATAGTAGAGTTAGCCGCCGCCGATTTGATTAACGCACAAGTAACAATTAGAGCCGCTAAGTTATCAGGTGGGGTTGCTGAAAAATTAGCAACTGCCGAACTTACTTCATTCGAGAATTACTGGGTAAAAAAGCGAGTTGCAGGAACAGCTATTTCGATAATCTCTAGTGATCCTGATTTAATGAAATGTTATTTATCAGTAAAATATAATCCTTTAATTTTAGATAATACAGGAACGCTAATTAGTGACGGTGTAACGAAACCTGTTGAAGATGCCGTTGATGATTTCTTACAAGATTTCCAAGCGGATAATTTTGCCGGTGATATGCAGGTAATGAAATTAGTTGATGCCGTTCAAGCGGCTCAAGGTGTTACTAATGTGGTGGCAACGGATATTCAAGCTAAGAAAGACGGAGGTACTTATGCCGATATATTGGCAACTGCCGAACAAACTTATTCAAGTTATGCAGGATATATAAAGATTGATCCTAGTTTTCCTTTAAGTGGCACAATAACTTATAATGTATGAGCCTAAGTATAGCAAAATATAAAGTAGATTTTCAAAACTTTAGCACAAATGCTTTGGCGTGGTTTTATCGTTTTGAATGGTTAAAGGATTTTATCTTTAGCATAATTGCACCTTTGCAGGATATCAATGATGAGTTTTACGCTCGAATGGTGACAGTAAATAACTATCTAAGTTATACAAGTAACCATTTAGCAATGGAAGAGCTTTTAAATGATAATTATGATTTAGATTTAAGGCGTATTTATATAACAGAAAACAATATAACAGGGCAATTAATTGATATATATCAGGAAGCTGAAACTACTCCTTTACCAGTAAGTATTTATAAACAAGGTGAGGTGAATCCTATTCCAATTGTAACATATAAGCAATCTGAATTACCTGTTAGCTTATACGATTTTACAATAAATATACCAATAAGTATTACGTATGATTCTGATATATTTGATAAATTAGTGACATCTTACGTAGATACAAAAACATATAACGTAGTAACATTTTAAGATATGAATAAATTAGTAAGTTTTACAGGTGGGAAACCAGATTTTAACATAGATGATTTACTTTGGAATGATGAATCTCAATACTTATCAATACAAGGTTTATGTAAATCTCATTTTGGAGACAATGCGGTTGTTTATGGATGTGGTATTAGTGGTGGCAATGTATCAGCAGGGTATATAATGTTAGACGGTGAACTATTACGTGTTGATTCTCATGCTTTAACAGACACATATTTTGATAAAGTTATTACATACGATGCAGGTGGTGATGTTACGTTTAATGATGGAGTTGCTCGCCAAACATGGCAACAGAACAGAGCGACATTAACTGCTAGTAGTGGAAACTTAGAACATACAGGGGTAATAGATTATGCAGTTTTAACAAAAATATTAGAAACAGGTGACTGGAATATGGATGCAACTATAGGCATAAATATAGCTCATGGTATATCCGATTGGACTAAGATTATGAGAGTAACTTGTATTATATATGCAGATACAGATAACTCTGCTTATCCATTATCACAAAATTTAGAAGTTGCCGGTGATCCAACATCTCCGGGAACTGCAACAGTAACAGGATCAATAAATATAGGTAGTGTAAATATAACATTAAACCGAGTAACTAGCGGTTGGTATGATCAAGGAGGTTGGGATAACACATCTTATAATCGAGGTAAATTAATAATTGAATATTTGTCATGATAATATATAATAAATATTTACCGTTTAAAGGATTTAAGGCTATGGCTATATATCCGTTTATATTTGTTCGAGGGAATGATATTTCTGAAAAAACAATTAACCATGAACAAATACATTTTGCACAACAAAAAGAATTATTGATGATAGGTTTTTATCTTTTGTATATTATTTTTAGTATTAAATATGGATATAAAAACAACCCTTTTGAAAAAGAGGCTAATAAATTTGAGAATGATTTTAATTATTTAGATAAAAGAAAATATTATAATTGGAATGACAAATAAGGAAAATAACAGATTAGTAAAGGGAGTATATGATGGTAAATATGATGAGACACATTTACCAGAGTTTCTATTTGCTTTTACATTTTCCGAATTAATAACAGAAGTAGATAAGGGTTATGGGTCAATTAAAGATTTTGCAAAAGAAAGTTTTAAGTGGAAAAAGGCAGCAAAATTTAGAATTAATTTAAATATTTTTAGTGGTTCAAAAACATATCAAAATGTAAAAGATTTGATCAATGTTGCGATAATGCCAAACGGTCAAAAGATGCCTTTTAATGATTATAAGAAAATGGCAAACGCAATAAATAGCACTTATAGTAAAGCATGGTTAAAAGCAGAACAAAACATGGCTTTACATCAATCAATAAGTTCAAAGCAATGGGATGACATACAAGAAACAAAAGAAGATTTGCCCTTATTGAAATATGTAACTGTAGGTGATGCAAACGTAAGACCTGAACACGCTGCTTATGATGGAATAGTTAAACCTGTTGATGATAATTTTTGGGGTACTCATTACCCACCGAATGATTGGGGTTGCAGGTGTGAGGTTCAGAAATTAGCAGAGGGTAAAACTACAAACTTAAAAAACCATTTAAAAGATTATAATAAGAATGCACCAAAAGAAAGACAGGTAAAAAGTTTAAAGAATGAAAGTAAACTATTTGCTAACAATCCGGGTAAAGATGAGTTTATCTTTGATCCTAATGAGCATCCTTATTTTAAAAATATACCAAGACAAGACAAAAAAAATAACTTTGGATTTGGATTCAAATGAGCGAGTTTAGAAAAATATCACCACAAAACCTATTGACTGGAGTTAGTCAAAGTTTCTTAATAACTAATGCAGGATTACAAGTGTTAAGAGGTCAGTTAATAGATATACCGGAATATGAAACAGATGTAAGTTCTTATCATAGTTTATTAAATACACCTGTAATAGATAATTTAACAATACAGTCCGGTAGTTATTTTGATTTAGAAGGTAACAAGATTGATTATACAGGAATGATAATTGATACTGTTATAATAGAAGTGAGCGAAACAAAAAACATTATAAAAACTCCAATACAAGGGCGAAGCGGAACTGTTAAGGAATATATTTCAGATGGTGATTATATAATCAATGTAAGGGGCGTTATTCATAGTAGGGATAAAACAGAGCAAAGAAAATACCCATTGAAATTAGTTCAAGATTTAATGAATATTTTCAAAGCACAAAGATCATTAAAGGTAACATCAACATTCTTAAATGAAGTTTTTGGAATTGATGATATAGTAATTGAACGTTATAATATACCACAGGTTGAGGGTGTACGTAATCAACAGGTATTTTCATTTTCAGCAAGTTCGGATGTACCGATTGAATTAGAAGAAATTGAGATATGATAAAACAGATAGGGAAATTTGAGTTTAAAGAAAACCTAAGGGATTTTACAATCTTTAAAAGGAAGGTCCCTAATCTTTTGGCTGAAAATACTGTAAATCATTTTCAAGAAGGATTTAGAAGGGGCGGTTACCAGACGGATAATAGTTCGAGTGGATGGAATAAACGAAAAGCAGGAGCTAAAAGAAATACAAGAGCTATATTAGTTGATAGTGGATTATTGCATAGGGATATTAAAAAGCGTATAGCAACTTTCAAAATGATAATAGTTGGTACTTCTAATTTGACAAATGCCTATGCAGACAGACATAACAGGGGTTTATCAGGAATGCCAAAACGTGAATTTATAGGGGACTCAAAGAAGTTAGATAAATCAAATGAAGATATAATTAATAAACAAATGGCTAAAGTATTATGAGCGTAAAATTAGCTGTATATAATGCAATTAAAGCAAAGGTTATCGCAATAGAAGATGGTTCTGAAAATCTTATTGTGGAAACGTTCGGGCATTGGAATAATCAATTTGATAGGATAAATGAAGAAAAACAATTCAGATACCCGGCTGTATTTCTTGAATTTTCAAATATAGATTGGAAAACAGATGTAGGTATCGATCAGGAAAACTCAACTCAACAGGCCAGAGGTGATTGTACTATAGTATTACATATAGGAATTGAAAATAAAAAAGATGAAAATGATAGTTTTCCAGAAGATATTGCTGTAATAGATTCTATTTACGATCAACTAAACGGATTGCAGGGAACTCAATTCACACCATTAAAAAGAATTAATGAGGTTGATGATTCGGATAAGAACAATATAAGACATTGGTTAGTAATGTATAATACCAAGATACATGAGTTAGGTTATGAAGGTACTGATGCAGATGCAACGGTAGGTGGTACTGTTGAAATAAAAGTAATAA